GTATCTAGAACACTAATACTTGTTATCGCTACCATATCAGTTGGTAAAATATAATCACGAACATTCCTAGTAATCGCTTGTTTCTCAACCTTAGTTTCCATATCAGTAGAAGATTGTATTTTCATAATAGCATCTTTGATAAAAGCTGTAACTAATTTTGTATCACGAGAATTAGCTCTTTCCATAATTTCTAATATAGTCATTATGTAGCAGCTCCTTGTTCTGCTCTTTGAGATTGCTGTTGTTGTTCTGGGGCTGTCATAGCTCCAGTAATTCCTTGTAATTCACTCAATGCTCTCTGATAATATAATTGTGATGTTTGCACAGAAGCCTGAGATTTCTGTGTATATGCCCCTGATACTTGTAATCTTGTACCAGCCTCTTGTAAGAATGCGCCTGCTTTTGCCATTTCAGATTGAAACCTTGATGATTCTTTAGATACTTCTGCTCCATGTTTTGATAATTCACTCTGTATTCTAGCAGATTCTTTTTCTATTTCTGCGCTAAATGAACTTAAATCTGATTGAAACTTTGAAGTTTCTCTAGCCAACTCTGATTGAAATACACTAATCTCAGAATTAATGCGTTGTACTTCTTTTGAAAGCTCATTTTCATACATGCTTACATCAAGACCTTTAGATGCGCTTTCTTTTGCTAATTCTGCTTGGTAAGCTGATACTTCAGTATTAAATCTTTTAACCTCTTTGTCTACTTGAGTAGTAAATTTACCCATTTTCATCTGAAATTCCTGAGAAGTAGAAGCAAGAGATTGTGAAAAACTTTGTAAATCTGCATTATATCTCTGAGATTCTTTATCTAATTCAGATTTGTATTTATTAAGCTGAGAACTCATTCTTTGCTGCTCTTTAGATATATCACTTTGAAACTTCGATATATCACTAGTAAATCTTGTCCCTTCTTTTTGCACCTCTGCACTATACTTTGCAACCTCAGATGCTATTCTTTGTTGTTCTTTTTGAACATCTGAGTTTTGCATTTCAACTTCACTACGAACTTTTTGAGATGCTTTTGCAAATTCCTGAGCATATTTTTGTAAATTACCATTAAATTCATTTGTAATCCCACCTAACTTTGAAGAAAACTCTTGAACCTTAAATTGTTCTCCTTCTAACCTAGAATTAGCAATCCCTAACTCTATTTGAGCAACCTCTGATGTAGACCTAGACATTTCAGAGTCTTCATCTTCCAACCAATGTAATGCACTCTTAGGTGTTTTAGCCGTACTTACACCTTCCGTATCCACATCTCCAGATGCCAATGCTCCTTCAAGTATACTTTCTGCGTTCCCTACGTCACTTGAATAATTAGTAAGATTAGTAGATAATATTGGCAATACATAATCAGGTAAAGTTTCTGTTGCAGTAAATGATGTACTACTTAAATTCTTTGATGGATTAAATGTAGAAGGTATAGATGTTGATACTATTATTGAATTAGGTAATGAACTTGAAATACTAAAATCTGATGGCAAAGTACTTGAAATACTTATTGGAACTGGCAATGCCCCACTAAAACTATAATTAGGGAGAGTAATTGAGTCCATATCTATATCAGATGGAAGGGATTCTGACATAACTAACCCCCCTGGTAGTGCTTTAGTAAGCGAAATCCCCGTAGGTAATTTACCAACAAAATTGAATGAAGGAATACTTTTCGTTATCGAAAACGAAGATGGTAAAGAAGTCGCTATTACAAAAGAACTTGGAACACTACTACTAAACAATGGGATTGTAACAGAAAATATTTTATCTACTTCTGTCTTACACAAATCTCTATAAGTAGCTGCTAATCTCATATGGTCAAGAGAAGCTGCATAAAATACTGCAATATTCTCATATTCTGTAAGAATCCAACTATCGGTATTTTCATCAATAACTGGTGGAGCTGAATAAACTATTACTCCTTTATCCCCTTCTAATGGTTGAACTGTAGTAAGAGAGCTTTCTCCCAATTTATAATATGTATGGTCATTCCCAACTCCACTTTGAGCATTATAATCTGGGTCAGGCTTAATGAAAAGCTTACCACTTAATTTGTAAAACTTTGGAAACATCGCAGTAGCACTTAGCAAACTACTTGCTTCATCAAATATATGTATATTATTATCTGGAGCTTCTGCGCATATTCTCTTTTTACCTCCATCGAATCTGTAAACTGCAAGAACTTTATCATAAGCAATAGCAGAACCATCACCTATTGTGTCAGTGCCAGCACTATCCCATCCATCTATCTCTGTCTCACTAGCAATAGTCCATAAGAATTTCTCAGGTAAAGACGATAAAATAAACTTTGCTCCAGCATTTATATATTCTATAAGGTATCTAGCCTTTGTAGAATTACCTGTTAAGTTATTAACTTTTTCCCAAATCTTCATTTGTATCCTAAAATTGCAGGGTCATCCCCGTAGGGAGAAAGGAGGAAAAGAACCCACGGGGAATCACCTGCAGTGTTTATACTATTTATTTCCAAATAGCGTGTGATTCAGGCATCATATATTCCATACCTGCTTCTGTTAGAATCATATCGACTCTTTTATCTACACCAGTGTTCTCTAAAGATTGAACACCAACATAAATAGCTGTGTCACGATTCACTCCATTCCCAACTAAGGGACGATACTTGACGTGATTCAAGTTAATTCCGAGGATTTTAACATGACTACCATCCAAAGCAATACATCTAGCAACATTCATGTCACCGTATACTGTTGAGATTTGAGTCACATCTAGTCCCATAACTTTCTTACGACCAGTAATCGCTAGGTCTGCTCCAAACAGTCCAACATTATCAGTACTTCCAGCATTGGATTGACCGATTCCGACATTCTGTTTGAAATAACCACCTAGTTTATGCAACCAAGTATAAACTTCTGTACTACATAAGAATACAGTCGCTTTATCTTGATTGTAACGTGGGTCTTGATACTTTGACATATCTTGCAAGAAATCGTCTACTGTTTTAGTATCAGACCATGTGAAGATATTACCATAATTCAAAACATAATCCACGGCTCCCTGAGTATGAGCAACACTATCAACTGAAGCTTGAGTACTAAACAATGCTGATTGTTCAATATCCCATTTATGTTCAATTAATTTATCTTTCCATACTCTAGCCCATTCGTTTGGTTCATACTTCAGAGCAGTTGCTCTTGCAGTATTAGTCATACCGAACTCAGTACGGAAGATTTGTGTTTGACCATATCCAGTCGAATATGGAGAGTCTTTCCACGTTGTTCCAAGAAGTCCTGAACCTTCAGCGTAAGAAGTACCAACAACGTATGTACGTTTGGCTTCTAATGCTTCAGCAATATCTACATTGTATGTTACACATTGTACAACATTACCTGATGTAAATCCACCGATTTCAGAACCGCTTGATGCCCTTAGTATTTTACCAGTTACTTTCTTTGCTTCAGCAGTTGCTGAACCAGTTCCACTATTCGCACTAAGGTTCGCAGCGGCTTGTGCAGCTACGGCTGTTATACGAACTAACATATAGTCATTTGTTGCTCCGCCAGCAGTCGCTGCCATTGGAACTTTAATGATTTGATTAACTTGGAAAAATTCAGGAGCTGTTCCTGCATCTCCAACTTTAATCGCAGCATTAGATTGACCTTGTACGTTTTGGATGTTACCAGCACTAAAGTAATCAGTTGACATATAAAGGTCAACTGTACCACCTGCGGCTAATGCCCCAGCTGATGTATTTACTAAGGTTGCGTCATTGTGCACTGCGGCGCTTCCATTATGGAAACCGACCACATATGCGTATCTTTTCATCCATGACTGACGCTTCTCTGTGAACTTAAATGAAGGGTCGTCAGTTGGCTTCTTCGCCAGTTGTGACATGAGTCTGAAAAAAGGAGTCTGGTCAATAGCCAGCTCTGAAAATCTTTCAGAAAAGTCATACCGTCTGCGTAAATCGCCAGTGCTAAGAGAGGATGCTCCCGAAGCTGCTGCGTAACCTTCGCTAAGTCCAGTAGAGGTTGCGATTGCCAGAGGGGTGCTACTCGGGTAGCTTGTATCTGCCATAATAAACCTCCTAAGGTTTGTTTAGCGTTTAGTTTACATTAAGTCAGCTAGCCCAGTTCCCGTATTAAGCAATTTGTCAAAGACAATATCATCAACAGATTTTTCCTCTCTTGGAGTATTACCTGAAGATGCTACACTAGTTGGCATAGACCTAACATTTTTCATTTGTTGTATTACTTCTTCCCTTGCGTTTCCTGCAACTTTATCGTCACGAGAACCTCTGTTCTTTAAGTAATAAACATCTTCCAATGTTAACCTATGAGATTTTGCATAATCCATTAAATCTGTATAATCAGTACCACTAATGTCGTATTTGCTTTTAAAAGCATCTTCTTCACTAGTTCTTCTTGATTTCTCAGATTGTTGTCGTGCAAAATCACTCAACCTTCTTTGAACAACACCATCTACTGTAGCATTAAATAGCTTCGCAGATGATGAGTCTGGTTCAGTTAAAGCATCATCGTAATCAAATACAAAGTCTTCATCTAAACCAAGTTGCTCCTTAATATTAGTGGGAGCTGTGCCACCACCCTCAAAATAACCTCTCACATGAGAAATTAAATTAGGGTCTTCTTTCATTGCATCTAGAATAGGCATATAGGGTTCAATCTCTCTTAAACGAGTGTTAAGTCGTTTTGCTTCACGAGAAGAATCACTATATCTCTTTTCAAGATTAGCCACATCACCAGATGCAACTTCTTGCTCTACAACAGGGTTCTCTACTTGAGAAGTTGTCTGCTGCGGTTGAGCTTCTTTTGGCTGAACTATCGCATCGCCCATAACTTGACGGTCAAGCTGAGAGAAAAAGTCCTCAGCCTCTTTTGAGTCTTCAGGGGCTACTACAGAATTTTCCACTCTTTCGGAATCATCTGCTAATAGGTTGTCCTGTTTCTGTTCACTCATAATTAATCTCCTTTAAATTTATGATGAACTGTTATTACTTGCAACATTCTTTCTTGCAAGTTTCATTTCCTTTTTCTGCAAATCTGCTTCGCCTTTCATCATGCGTTGCAGAAGTTTTTGTTCGGCTTGTGTCTGGGTAACTTCTTTATTAACTACCTTTTCGCCTTCACTAATTTTTTCTTTTATACCTGCTTGGACTACCTGACGCTCCAATGTTTGTATTGTACCCTCCTGGTTATCAATAGTTTCTTGCATTTGTTCAATTTGTCCTTGCATCTGAGTATACATACTCTTTCTTTGTAGTAATGCTTTTTTATTTCTTATATCAGTTTGCTCTATCATAGCAATATCATCTATAAGACCAGCTTCGTACCATTTGAAATATTCATCGAGTAAAGCCCATCTATTAATAGGCTGTGTTGAGCCAGCTACAATTCTTACATCAAATTGTGAAGCCTGGTAATCATTCCACCTACTAATTACCTCCCCGAAATTATTATAAATTGGAATATTAATTGAAGCTTCTTGTATTTCACCTTCTGATGCTCCAGCCTCTGGTTGGACAATCCGAAATACTTTCTTAGCAGTATATGTAAATTGTGCAATCTCCTTAAATACTTTACCCATTTGCTCAAGAGCTGGTTCCACAACATTATTTATCCATTGGCGTATTCTACGAGTACCATATTCATCAAGAGCCAACATACCACGATAAGTCTCATGCTGAGGCTCTCCAACGCCTTGCATTTGTGAAGCAACTCCACTAATATATTCAATATCAGACTTACCCTCTTGAGTTATAGTATAAAATGCATTATTGATAGGTAGGGGTTGGACTGGAGTCGGGATTTCAAATCCTTGTCTATATTTTAACAATGCTCCTGGGGAACTTGAATATTTTTCCCATTCTTCTTCATCGACACTTCCCTCTGTGTATAGCCATCTAAGATTAGAAGCAAGATTTGCATTATGCAACATAATCTGATGAGCTTTATTTATTTCTCTTTGCTTACCAATCATAGGAAGTACAGCGCCAACTGGGTATGGTGTCCCAGTGTGATTATATATCACTGGTATTATGGGGTATTCAGATAGGGGTAGGATTTGTTCATATAGATACATATCTCCAGCTGACGCACATACTTTAATTTGAGTTTTGAAGAAATCAATTGCATCTACAACAGTCTCAGCATACATAGGGTCTTTTAATAATTCATCGAAAACAGCTTTCTCCATAGTCGACTGTACAGTCTTTGTTTTAGCCTCAACTAATTTAGCCTCAAGAATAGCCCTTTGCTCTTCCATTTTTGCTTGAGCTTCTTTCTCAGCTTTTTGCATTTCTACTTCCATTCTTTCTGGAAGCATTTCACCTTCTTGGACTAATGTTGCTAATTCAACCTCTTTTTCTTTTAAAGAAACTTCAATATCTTTTGCCATTATCTCTGCTTGAGATTGAGCTTCTTCTCTAATCATCTCTAATTCTTGAGGAGAAGGAGGAGTCCTAACCCAAACATTTACAAATGCAACTTTTTCTTTTGAATATACTTCATAATAATCAAGTATTTCATCCTGCTCTCCCTCAAGATTATATGCTTCATTTTCGACATCTCCAGGTTGGATAGTTTCAGAATCATGAACATCTCTAAGAGAATATTGCTTACTTTCTGTCGAACCACTTGCACGAACTATCTTTCTTTTCATTCCTGGCATCATGCTAATAAGTGATGACTTTGATAAATTCTTTTGTACTATAATATAACTTGCATCACGATAGAGAAAATCTCGACTAAGAGGGTCTACATAAATATCATAAGGGTCAATAGAACGGAATACAACTTCTCCAATTCCCCTATCAGCATCAGGGTCTACATCTACTCTAAAATACCCTACTCCTTTTACAAGAGAATCTTGTATAACTTGTCCAAATAAACTTCTCCCACTTGATATATGCCAACAATATTCTGCAATCATACTATGAACATGAGCTATATCTGAGTCGCTCCCCTCAGCACCAATAGCCTGCCATCTTGGATTATTGGCAGTAACAAAATATTTCATTATATCAACAGCAGGAGTTATCCTATTTATAATAAAATCTGGCATACCTCCTTCACGAAGGTCTTCCTTCTCAGCAGCAGTAAGTTGTTCATTAAGATAGAAATCCATGCTTTTCTGAGAATCAGTAAACCATTTTTTCCTATAATAGTTATTAGCCTTTTTAAAAAGAGCTATATTCTTCTGTGCTTTATTTGGTCTTCCTCTTTTAGCCATTTAGTATTTTAACCAATCTTTTCTGCGACTGTAGATGATATTGCTTTACCAGCTTTTTCTGCCTTACCCACAACTGATTTAACTACTTTTTTAGCTTTCTTCACTACTTTTTTCTTCACTACTTTTTTCTTTGCAGCCATCATTGACTCCTATGTTAAATAT